GTCAGGAAAATCTATACAAGCTTTTCCTGGCCAAGACCATAAAGCTCACATAGATGCGCATTTACATTTCATGGGTTTAAATCAGGTGCAAAATAATCCACCAGTTTTAGCAATTTTACAAAAAAATATTTTAGAACACATAAGTTTAATGGCACAAGAACAAGTACAATTAGAATTTATAGAAGAATTACAAGAAATACAGATGATTCAACAACAAATGCAAGCTGCAGGAGTTCAAAATCCTGCGATGGCAGCTGGAATGATGCAAAATCCAGCTATAATGCAACAACAAAAACGTGTTGTTGAGATAACAAATGCTATTGAGTCAAGAAAAGCTATCTTAGTTGCAGAAATGACTAAAGATTATGTTGCAGAAGAAGAAAAAATTAGCGGTGAATTTGGTGGAGATCCATTAGTTAAATTAAAAGCTAGAGAAATTGACTTAAAAGCAAGAGATAATGCTAGAAAAGAGCAAGAAGGACAAGAAAGATTAGATCTTGATAAAATGAGAGCAATGATGACTCAAGAAAATCAAGAAGCTAAGCTTAAACAGAACGAAGAGTTAGCTGGATTACGTGCTGGTGTGTCTCTAGCCAAACAACAAATGGCTGATGCAAGTAAAATTCACGATTTCGGTAGAAACTTTAAGAAAAAATAGATATAAATCATAACTTAAGGAGTTAACTATGGTTAAAAACAGAAAAAATGGTCAAGACAACGTAAAAGTTGTACCTGAACTTGGTGCTAACGCTAAAGGCGAGCAACAAGGTGGAATTCCAGTGGAGATGACTGATCCATATACATCACAAGTGGTTGATGTAAGAGGTACAAAACGTATGAGACCAGATAAGAAACCTGTAAAAGCAACTTGGTACTAAATCATGTGGTT